TCATAGCTTCCATAAATTCAGCAGTAGAACCTAATTTATAAATATCCATAACTTTTCCAACAACTATTTTAACGGCTTCTTGATTAATATAACCTGCACTAGCCAGAGGAACTAACATGTTATTAATTAAGTTATTAGCCATTTCTTTCTTCCCTTGATATGTATAAGCAGAACCACTCTCAATTTCGATTTCAACTTTATAATCTTTTTTAATAGGGACGATATTTTGATTTGACATTCCTGCTTGAGCCATCATTTCAGCTCCACTATTACCAATTATTTGGAATTGTGATTGTTGACCATTTTCATTAGTTTCTACATTCTGAGGTTCAGTAAAGTATTTATCAGCAATATCTAACATTCTTTCAGTAAATCTACGGATAACTTTTTTAACTTGGTTAGTAGCAATCTTTAAATTAGCGTATTCAGTTTCTTTTAGAGATTCAATAGCAGCGTTAGCCTTAACTCCACTTGGAATATTATTCAAAGCACTTGTAGCTACACCTTGTTCGTCAATGAATGAGTTTATAAGTCCGATAAGATTGAACATGAATGGAGGAATATTAGCCATTTGACCTTGAGTAGGTGGAGTTCCTTCATAATTTATTACTTGAGCTCCAGCGACATTGGTAATATCAAAGTTTTCACCTTTTCTTTTCATCCAAGTACCAGTAACCATTGTATTGGCGTATTTTTCAATTCTACTCATTAAAGTATCAAGAGTTTTGTTGAGAGGAATAAAGCGTTCGATTAAAGAAACTTGGTAAATTGGCCCTGGTTCAAATCTAAAGTCTACAAAAGGATATTCAGGTAAATCAGTATAAGTATCTTTTAACCAAACCATCCCAGCACCCATTATCTGACGAATAACAATATCTCCCATCTTCTTACCTGCAAGTATTTGTTCAGCATTATCTTGAGCTTGGATTACTGGTAAATTCTTCTCATCTATATATTCTTTGATATAAGCCTCTTTAAATAAGACAGTAGCAGTAGAATCAGCTGAAGTGCTATTAAAACCATATCTAGCCCTCATATAAGCTTCTTTTATCTCTGAAGCGGCATATTTATTATCCGAAATCATTTTACTTCGTTGTACCTCGTCAAAATGGTCATCATTCTTAATTGCATTGATGAGCATTGGTACACACTTAATAATCACAGGAGAATCATAAATATCCGTTAGTTGTCCTTGTAAATAGATATCAAAAGCATCCCATACTTTAGATTCTACTTTCTGTTCATTCTCATCTGGCCATACTTGTAAATAAGAGACAGAATTCTTAGCTGCCAAAATAATAAGTTGCACCATTTTGTCTACAAGTTCTTGGTTCTTCCATTCTCTTTGAATCCATGTGCCAACTTTCTTAGCTAATTCCATGGTTGCCTTATTACTAGCATCCGCAGTCATTCCATCACTAGGTGCTGGTTGTTGAGGATAAACTACTGGCATATAATCAGCTTGACTTAAAAGGTTAGCTACTCCTCTAATTTGACGTGAAGCCTTAGGAATAGCCCTTTTAGGGTCATTCATACCAACTCGGTCATTTGCATCAACTATTTTTCCTGTAATTCGTGAAACATATCTAAAATGATGACCATCATCAAAGAAATTATTATCATACCAACGTCTCTCAAATGGTTTACGTTGCATTGAGAATATACTTTGCATTCTCTCAACTGCCATGTAAGCAGATTGTGAATCAAGTCCATTTGTTCCTAAAAAATCAGCTTTTGCCATTATTCTTCCTCATTAACTTTTTTAATATAGGTATCAAACTTTTCATCATCTAGTTCACTTACTGGGATGTATTCTTGAGGTATTTCTTCTTTGGGTTTGAATGACCTTTTTGCTTCTAAATCACCTAATTCTTGAAGATTTTTAGCAATTATTGTCTCAACAAGATGTTTCCTTTCTTTACGATTAAAAAACTCTTGAACCCCAATAAAGACCAATAAAACAATGATTATAAGTTCTAACATAACAGAATATTATTGTGATATTTATTTTTAGTCAACTTATCTATGAGCGAAAAACAGTGTCGAGATATGAGTTTCAACTTCTTTGTGCCAATTTCCATAGTTCATTTGCCATTGATAGTGTAGATTTTTGTATGGTATCCACTCAAATTTATAGCCATATTCTTTAAGCATTGGTTCAATAATACAAGGTAATGCAGGAGTTAAATGAGTTTCACCAATAATAGCATCGACTTTCTTGTTTATCTTCTCAAAGAATGGTCCACCAAGTATTTCATATTCAGCACCCTCTACATCTATTTTAAGTAAATCTACGTGTTTTAATTTTAAATCTTTGAATAAGACTTCTATATCGACAACACTAATAGTTTCTGAACCAGAATCACTATTGAAGACTGATTCTCCACCACTACCCTCTGTTTTACCTAGGTCTAATAAAACTTTTTTACATTCGTTAAATATCCCTACATTGGCAATCTTGATATTGTCTTTTCCCTTAGTTGTCTCTACTAGACATTCAAAGTTATTTTTACACGGTTCTAAAGCAAATATCTTGGCTTTTTTATGACGACTAAAGTATAAGGCGGAATCACCAACAAATGCCCCGATGTCTATGACTACAGGATTCTTTACTTTTTTAATCCAATCTAATCCTTTCTTATAACATTCTTCTTCAAAGACTTCATTTAAAACTAGATTAATGGAATCATCAGTAGTATTGAAAAATATCTTAAAGTGTTCTCCGTATCTATCAAATTCAACAAATCTCATTGTATTAATCTATATATCTTCCAATAGTTCTCAAATGGATTGGGAATATGGTAAGCATCCATTCTGAATAGAATAGTATCTGGATGATTAAAGAAAGGATAATCCTTAGTTATAATACGAATTTCTATTGGCACACCTTCTGGAGAATTGAATTTAATCTTATGTCCATCATTTACAGCCCCTGGGACAGTAATTTCTAATATTCGTTTAGCAAATTCTGTCAAATCACATTGTTTTATACCAAGGGTTATCTTTTGAACTTTAGGAGGGACATTATTAATTATCGAATAAGCCGTATCACCAAAGAGCATATATTCAATCTGGGAACGGTCTAAAATATCATAAACATAATCAAGGGCTTTATCTAACAACGGAACATTAATCTCTGTTTTATCCATTAAAGTATTATATCATTTAGTTCTAGTGGTAGATTTTGTCATATTTTTACTGATAATTACTTCAGCTACTTTAGTTTTGTTCTACCAAGAACGACTGCTTTATTACGACTAGAATCGCATTGCCGTCAGACAGAATTTATTATAACATTTTATTAATCGTCAACTTCATCGACAAAATCTCCCATTTGTTGTCTAAGGTAAGCTCGTCTAATTGGATTATCTGGCTCTACTTCTTTTTTATCAATCTTACTAGGTCTACTCATAAAGAAATAACGATCTCTATCATAACCATGGTCATTTCCTTTAGTTGAAACGTCATCAAGTTTGTGTTCATCATAAATTAATGCAGGATACATATTAATAGTTTTTATACATTTTGAGAATATTTGATAGTATGGTTTTCCATCTGGTGCTGTGCTTATTACTTCACGCATTCTACCTAGACCATTTATTCTGTCATTATCAGCCCTAATCATTTTTAATCCAACTTCCATCATTGACTCAGCAATAGATTTACCACCAAACTGTCCATCCTCCATTTTTCCAAATAATGATTTATTAAAAATAGATGGGTCAGCCACACAGTAATCATAATCCTCATTATTCTTCTTATTTATTCCCAATATTACTTTGGCTAATCGCTTAGGAGTAAGAGGTACACCCATAGCTGATTCAAATTCACCCGAATTCATATAAAGTTCTCTATATAAGTAAAACCTTTGGTCATAATCCTCAGCATACCAACCGACAGCAAAAGGTGAGTTCGTTCCCCAATCCATTGCCAACCATCGTTTCCAATCTTTAGGTATTTCAAAAGGTTCTACAACGTGAGTTTTATATCCCCACTCTGTAAATACTTGTCCAGCAAATAAATCCCATTCACCCTCTCTCCATGCCTTGCCTAAATCTCCTCCCAATCCTTCAAGATATTCAACATATTCCTTGTTAAGATACGGATTTGATTTATAAGTTGAACCAACAAATCTAGTTTCTTTTTCTTGTTTATTCCTGTGTGGAATAATATATCTTTCTTTAACGAATGCATGACCTATTCCCCCAGGATTAAATGAGGTATACATTCTAGGTCTCCAATTCTGTTTGCTAGTACGAAGTGAACCACGAAGTTTAGTATATTTTTCTTCTGTTAGTTGATTAAGTTCTTCAACGATAATAAAGTCATATTCAATACCAATATATTTATCGATATCCTTTTCATCTTTAAACCCACCTAATACTATTCTTGAACCGTTGGTAAATTTGAGTAACTGTCCGCTACGTCTATAATTTACTCTACCATTTAAAACCTTGTTAATTAAATCATCAAATGATTCTTTAGCTGCTATACCTGTCTGACGAAGAAATAAACCTTTTAATCCTTGGATTCTTTGACAATCATCCAGTCCTGTTTGAGCTAAAATGCCGTGAGATTTTCCAGGACCACGGGCACCACCTAGTCCAATATCAACAGGCCCATTTTCTTTGTCTGCTTCTCTAGCAACAGAATGAAATTCCCATTGCCAAGGTAGTGGTATATAACCAAATTCTACAAATCGTTTAACTTGGTCTATTGGACAACCACATGATTTAGCAGTCTCTATACATTTCTGTAGGGCTTCTTCATTTATCTTTTCCATAGACTTTTTCCAGCATAGAACTAGCGTCTATTTTTATTGTCTCTCCATTAGAAGTTAAATCTGCTCTATCAATCAATCTCTGTTTTAATTTAAGAGCTGTCTCTAAATACTTATGTCTTATGGCAAAATCATTTTCAATTTTATCTGGTTCAGTCAATGATGTTTTTATCTTTGTAGCGTCTAATCCTTCTGCTATTTTTCTCTTTAATAAATCATCAGTTATTCCGCCTTCTTCCAAAAATTCTGTGTAATCAAGTTTTGATAGGTTTTCATACCCAATATTTCTTGCACTATCTCTATCTTTACAATCATATATTTGCATAGCTGCTTCTGTAGCATTTCCACAATCCAAATATATCTTCATCCATTTTCTTTGTTTTAAAGTTAAATTATCTCCCTTCATATCTCTATTATACCTTATGCGGAAATTAGTGGTTAATCCCCTATTTACCCTATCCCCCACCCAATTTTATACCCATCTCACGCACAAAACAGGGGACACACAAGCGGGGTAGAGAAGGGGACTATACGGTAATTTATCCAATTTTAGATTCTAACCTTCCTTTATTAGTTTTCATAAACTTATAATCTTCCTTCCCGTGACAAGAACGACATAAAGTAATTAAATTATTAGGATCGTCTGTTTTACAGACAGAAAATGGAATTATATGATGACAAGAAATATTACTATCATGAATATGAAGTCCACACTTTTGACAAGTCCAATTATCTCTTTTATAAATAATTTTAACCAATTCTTTCCACTTTAAATCAGTAGTTCTTTTCATACTTTCTGGTGTAATTCCACCTTGCCAATTCCAATGATTTTTACCACTTATTTTAGGACACTTTTTACCTTTATTAAGACCATGACCAATATCTAAACCACTCAAATTTAGACAAGATTTTTGTTCTTTAGTAAATTTAATTCCCTTATTCCAAGTTTCTATACCTTTTTTAAATTCTGTTTTTGGTGATAAGTGTATTCCTTTTAATCCAGCATTCCATGGTTTATTACCCTTATTTACAATCGATAATTTATTTTTATGTTCCTCTGTTAGTTTTCTTCCTTTATTGAGGTGATGTCCTTTTTTTAGCCAAGTTTTTCCAGTATTGTACTGTAGATGACCTTTTGTAAATGTCATGATTCATTATACCATAATCTTTACTCGAACCATATTATTGCCTTAGACAAATAAAAGATGGTTGTTTTGATTTAATTATATTGTCTAGTAAAACTGGCACTTCATCTTTGTCTTTTGGATAATATTGCTTTATGTTCTTAAAAATATCCATTACTTGATTAACTTCTGGACAATGGTGAGTGAAACCATCATGCCCATAATCTGTTAAATTTCCACTTCCAGCTAAAATTACAGGTATCTTCTCATGATCTAAATAGTTCCTGATCCATTCAAATGGTCTGTAAAGTAAGAAAGGTGTGATTGAGTAACAGACTGGTATCTTACCTTCTAAAGCCAATCCTACTCCTATACCAATTCCAGACATTTCCGAAGCACCTACATTAAAAAAACGGTCTGGAAAATCCTCTTTTATATTATCAAATAAGCCAAAACCTAAATCCATGGTTATCAAAAATATGTCCTTATTTTTAGCCATTTGTTTGTATAACTCAAAACCAAACCAACCTCTCTGGCTATCATGTAATCTCCAGTTTTCTATTCTTTTTATATTTAACTGTTCCATTTTTTCATTGTATTTTTCCATAATGAGAATCTAAACCTTTAAGATTTTCTATATCTGTATTAGTTTCAATAAAAGTTACTAATGGGAATTTTAGTTCTATTTTAAGAGACTCCATTATTTCTTTAACGTCATCTTTAACCTTAGATACTGCAAACCCAAATGCCTGTAGTCTAGTTATCAATTCCATTGAGTCTATTGCTCTATAAGCTCCCCAACCATTAGCATTGACGAGTATCTTTACATTAGTTAGTTTATAGTCGTTTATCACTCTTAATGCTTCCCAAATACATCCCTCACTCATCTCTCCATCACTTATCATACAGTAGACATTCTTGTATCTATTAGCAAATGCCATTCCTACGGCTACAGTTAAACCCATTCCTAAAGATCCTGTTGAACAGTCGATTGGTTCTTCAAGCATTCCTTCATTAGCTATTTGAGTAAGTCTGTCTGGATGAGTTCCCATCTTTAACAACATATCAATATTAAATCCTCTACTTTCTAGTACAACATACAAAGCATGAGCTGCATGACCATTACTCAGTATGAACTTCTCAGTTGGGTCTTTTACTTTATATACGGCTTCTATTCCGTTTATTGATCCTAAACATGAACCTACATGAGTTAGTTGTTTTTCTTTAAGTATTTGTATTAGACGTTCTTTTGCTTTCATAGACTCTTTTTAGTCCATCGTAAAGACTAATTTTTTGTTTCCATCCTAATGCCATTATTTTACCATTATTTGCCACCCATTTATTACTATCCCATAATTTTTTAGGAGCAATGGTTATATTGGCTTTTTTACCTGATATTATATTAATTAATTCTAAAACATCTTGATTTGAGAATTCTTTACCACTACCAACATTTATAACTAGACCATTAAGTAATGACATATTTTTAATTATTATTTCAACAGCGTTACAAAAATCTTCAACATGTAGCCAATCATGCTTACCATCCATTAAAGTAAATGGACTATCGTTTAATATTGAATCTATTAATTTTGGGATAAATCTTCTATTGTCCTCTCCCTCACCATAAATTGAAAAAGGACGAATTGTAACTGTATTCATATATTGAGAATAATGACGAGTTAGATAAGTTCCGCAAACTTTAGTACATCCATACATTGTTTTTGTCTCAGGTAACATTTCTTCACTCATTAGTTCACTCTTATCACCATATTCTGAACTAGAACCTATAAATATAAAATTCTTAACTCCTGTTTTACGACACGCTTCAAGTAAATCGAAAGTTGAAAGTACATTAGCATCAAACGTTTCACTTATTTCCTTTTGCCAACTCATATTTCCATAACTAGCACAATGAATCACCGTATCTGAACCTTCTAAAAGACTATCTAAATTACCACTATATAAAAATTTTCTGGGTATTCCTTCTGCTTTTAATCTATTCTTTAAATAACTACCTATAAAACCGTTACTACCAGATATAAATACCTTATTCATTAACGATATTATATCAAGTTTTTATCTAATAATTTATACAATGTACAATTCTCTAAACTCAGAGAACTTCATATTTCCATATAAATCCATAAGCAGTCTTTTTTTGTCCTCTAGCACATTTTGAAATCTCTTGTCTATAAAACTTTCTTTTAATCTTAAAACCATCAAAAATTGATAAACACTTCTCCACTTCATTTGCATTTCTCCATAAAGTTAAAAAGTTACCTTCTAAATCATATTGACTGATTGGCTTGCTATTTTTAACAAATCCGATATTGCGTTTTATATGGGTTCGTCTTATTTTAAGTTTTGTCTCTTTTTTAGTTTTGGGTTTAACTTTGGATATTTCCCTAATCACAAATCCATTATTATTACATTCTATACATCCTTCTCCTTTACATTTTTCGCAGATTATTTCAGTATTCATCTTATATTCCCCAATATACTCGCTCCACCTAATACAAATAATAATCCTAATAGTTGCATCAATAAGGTTTTATTCTTACTCATTTTATTTTACTAATTTTATTAATATAACTTTTAGATGTGGAAAAAGTAATTGCCTCAATTAAATCCTTATTATTGGAATAATGTTTGACATCTATATATTTCCAACCCATTTTAATTCCTAACCATAACCATAGTTTTAATAGTTTCATTTTAATAGTTTATCTATTGAATTATTAAATTGTTTAATTACATTTTTAGTAAAATCTACTAGCTTCTGATATGCTTCCCAAGCATAAACATCTGGTAATTTTCCCCAATCATTATTTACTTTTTCCACAGTTAGTTTTAATTCTCTTACCTTATCCTTAGGAATATAGTTTTCTTGTATCCAATCATATATTTTTTCACTAACTCCACCTAGTATAAAATCATGTTTATAATCAGTTTCTAAAAATACAAATGGTTTACCAACTAAACTTTTACATAATTCTAAGTATTCTTTTTGTAAGTCTTTAATTTTAATTTCCATACTTTATTTTTAATCTAATAACACTCATCTTATCTTTACATATTAAATTTTTTAATTTTATTTCTTTAATAGTTAGTTTATCTTTCATAGTTTATTTGGATTTATTAGTTTATTCTCTAATAAATAAACAAGCATTTTAGCTCTAGCGTTGGCTTCAGTGTCTGCATTTTGTCCTCCAATATCAGCTTTCATACTCTCGCATACCCAACCTATTTTAGGTAGTTTCTGACTACAAGTTTTTTCTGGCAACATCTCTCCTAATTCAGCAACGGTAAAGGCGGAATAATTTTCATCAGACATTTTATAAAAATCACTTATATTCATAACCACTCCACCATTAAATTCACTTTCTTTGCCTTGATTAAAAATCGTATGGTAAAAAATACTATCTTGTTTTACTCCCAATTCTTTTAATTTTTTAGCTAGTTCTAGTGAACAAACTTGATTTTCTAATTTCATATATTTCTTTCTCCTTCTTGGTTTTTTTAATGTTTAAATTGTTTGGTTGAATTAGTAAGTTTGGATTTTTCTATTTCTTTACGAATTTTGTGATTGCAATTTGGACACTTTCTATCATCATAAGTGTCGTCTAAAACTATCATTAAACCGTTGTGGTTGTAATACCATTGACCACATTCTGAACATTGTGCTTGTCTTGTCATTTTTTGTTTTTAACTAATAAATTATTAGATTGTCTTAGTTGGGTTAGTTTTTGTCGTTGAGTTTGTTTTAATTCATTTCTAACTGGAATTTTATACCCATCAATTACATTACCAATATCAAAAGTAGGTTCTGTTTCATCACCCATTATTACTTCTTTATCTACTCTATCTAATATTTCTTCTACTATCTCTTGCTGAACCGACGCAATTAACTGCGTTTTCATTGACGTTTCATTGATTATGCTATCGCACATATCTCTACGTCCCCTTCCCGACGTTCCATCGGTGAATAACTAAAATTTAGGATATTCTTTGCGGCGTTTATATCTCTATCGTGCTTTTCGCCACAATGTTCACAAACCCAATCTCTATCAGATAGTTTTAAGTCTTTTTTAATCCAACCACACTTAGAACAAGTTTTACTAGATGGTTCAAACCTACCTATTACAGCAAGTTCTCCACCATACCAATTTAACTTATATTCTAACTGTCGCTTAAATTCTCCCCAAGCGACATCGGATATAGACTTAGCTAGATTATGGTTTTTAACCATATTACTAACTGATAGATTTTCAATAGCAACATACTTGTACCGTTTGGCTATCGCAGTAGTAAGTTTGTGTAGAAAATCCTGTCTTTGATTTTTAATTTTTTGATGACAAAGTGATACTTTTAATTTGGCTAATTTTCTTCTATTAGAACCTTTTTTACATCTTGACAATCTTCGCTGTAACTTAATTAGTTGCTTCTCTGAACTTTTAAGAAATTTATTATTTTCTATTTTAGTTCCATCTGAAAATATAGCAAAATCTTTTATACCTAAATCAATCCCAATTTTTCCAGATGTTTTTATTTTTTTTCTTTTATTATCAAAAATTATTGAAACATAGTATTTACCTGCTTCTCTACTAATAGTAATTTGTTTTGGAATTATATCTGGTAATTTTTCAAAAACACGTATTTTGTCAATCTTTGGTACTTTAACCCAATGACTGTAAATATACATATCAGCATTTGTAGTATAAGATTGTTTATCACGTTTTGATTTGAAGTTAGGAAAACCTTTATGTTCTCTAAAAAATCTTTTATAAGCACTTTCAAGATTAAAAACCGAAAGTTGTAACGGTTTATTCTCTACTTCTTTTAAAAATTCATATTCTTTCTTAAACTCAGTTATCCATTTACACATACCATACTTATTAACAAATTTTTGTTCTTTCTCATGGTTCTTAATTTGCTGTTCAAGACACTTATTATAAATAAATCTAGTACAACCAAAAGTTTTTTCAATAGATTCTTTTTGTAATAGATTTGGATAGATTTGTGTCTTAATCGCTTCCATATTTATATTATAACATTAGTAAAGATACAAAACAATATATTAGTATCTTTTACTTTTTTATATTCTCTTGGTTGGATTGGGAGAGGAGGTCTTTGATAAAAACTAATCCTAATAGCTCAACTTTCATTTCAGTTTCACCTTTACCATAGGCTAATCCATTTAATCCGTCAAAATTAACTTTTACTAACTCTTTCCAGTCTTTCTCCCAGTCTTTTATATTCATAGTTGGTTTTTAATTGATAAATTGAATAATAGTAGAAAGTGTTCCCATTATAAATCCAAAAATCCATAACTCTAATCCTAACCTAAAATTTAAGTCAAGGTTTTTATTTTGTTTCATAGTTGGTTTAAACTTTTTAATAAATTTCTAAATGCTTCTGATGGTGTCCAGCCACTACCTTCAAATGCGTCATCTGAACCATCTGGTATGTTAGTGTAAGCAAAGTATTGAATAGGGTGAACATCAGCACCACTTCTAACATCACCAACTAAGCTATATCCGATTATTTTGTCAAACCAGATACCAGTTTTTAAGTTATTTATTTCTGAAATTATGTCGTAATTACTTTTCATAGTTGGTTTAATGGTTTTTGGCATTAGTTATTT